GCTAGCCAAGGAAGCGACGTTCAAGCTCGAACAAGCTGGTGGCATCGGGCCGTTCGAGCTTGAACGTCGCTTCCTTGGCTAGCGCCTGGAAGAATGCCGGCCAGCCTTGCCGGTAGAGATCGCCTTCGGCCTTGTAGAAGCTGATCCAGCATTCCATCGGCGTCGGCTCGCCCGTCACGATGGCGTTACGACGGCCGCAGACGGCCTGTGCTTTGAGGGCGTCCGGTAGAGCCGGGACAAGACGATGACCGCATAGTGTCTGGAGTTCCTGCGGGCTGATCTTGTGCTTCAGGGCTATCAGCAGCTCGCTTAGATGCTTCGGCTTTTCCATTTTGAATCCTCTCTTCTTCAAGAAGTTGAACGATTGCCAACATACGCCAAGCTGCTTCTGTAGCATGGTACTCGTCGAACTCCTGGTCAATTTGGTCATAAGTTGCCAAGTGCCGCGCCGCACAATCTGGATGGTCGTTTGATATATCCCGCGACCATCCTAACGGTTTCCCAGGATTATGTCTTTCATTCGATTTCTTGCTCAGACGAGCTATCGCCATAAGAGCTAGCGGAAAATATTTTATACATCCTGAAAACAGCGGAATCGCCTTTCGTTCAGCGTGGTCATCGGTCATATTCTTTGTTCCTGTGATCGTAAGTTCGTCACCACTCGAACACTCAGCGCAGGCTGTAGCTTGACGGGCGGCAGAAAGATCGATCGGTACGACACCATGGCATCGGCGGCGGCGGCAGGATTTTCGATCAAATCGGTTTATTGTATTGCAAACCGGGCAATCCCAAAAACCGCTCATTTTCCTCTCCCAAAGTAGGCGTTCCGCCGCGCCGCGCGGCAAGTATCTTTCTTGCACGGCTGAGCCGGAGCGATGTTTCCATGCCAACCTCGCTTGGTTGGCAGCGTATAGGCGACCCACGGGACGCCAGAATGATACGGGCTCATGTATCTTTCACCGTCATGATAGAGACGTTGCCATCCTTCGCAGTCACGTCCTTATGGTGTCGCCAGCCATCGTGATACCAGAAGCCCCAATCCCGATAGGCTGGCCCGGTCGAGAACATCGTCAGCGTATAGGCGCACGCCAGAATCAACCGGTGCGCCTCACAGCCTTTGCGATGAACGACATCGCCCTCGCGCAACTTTCGAACCGTTTGAACGTCGCTGTAATCAGGTGCGAAGTTGATAGTCTCGTCATATCCGCCACTGATAATGACGCTCGTGTTGTCCCACGGATGATCGTGCAATGGGCGCTCGGGATCACTAGCGACCTGAAGATGGACATAAAAATTCCCTCGCTTGCTGCGCGGCGCCACATGCCACCGGTAGAGATATGGCTCACCATCCGGCGAGATGACCAGATCGGGATACCGCAGCTCGCCGCCGAGAACTTCGGCCAGCCAACTACGATCTCGGCCGTCGAGAATATCCGCCCAATGTTCGCTCAAGGAAAACCTCTATACATGAGTGGAACTGCTTTTGCCTGTACCTGCTGCACGGCTTTGACGAACGCGGCCTCTGCCTCTTCGCCTATCTGCGCGTCAGTGAACGTGGACACGAGATCGAGCACGCGAATCCGCTGCCACTTCGCAAGCTGGCTATAGGCGTCTCTGGCCTCGTTATAGGTCACGACTTGAAGACCTCCACCCACGCTTCTTTGCCGGTTTTCGGCGTACGGAACGGCGCCGGGTCTTGGACGTAGACTTCCATCTGCGTATTGACGCCCCACTTCCGATCGACAAACCAGAGCGCCTGCGAAGCCGCGGCCGCGGGCGCACGAAGCAAGAGCATAGCAAGCTCGTCGGCACCTTTCAAATTATTGTTCACGATCAGGTTCGAAAGCGCGATGTACTGATGCCAGTGGCCCATCAACAGCGTATCGAAATCCCGGCCGACCTGCGCCTTCTGCCGGCCAATCTTGATAGCGCCGCGCATGATTGGCCCAAGCGCGCCGATGATTCCGTCGCCGCCCTTAACGCCAAGATTGTCGCCATGCGTCAGCAGGAACTTGTGGCCAAGGACACTATAGAAAATATCCGCCTCGTCAGGAACCGAGAAGCGAATGCGTTTGTCATCACGCAGCCGATCCTCGAGATCGCAATAGATACCCCATTCGTAGTTCGTAAATACCTTGCCTTTCAATCGCGGCTTGAGCGACATACGCCCGTGATTACCGACGACGCACGGCACATAGACATTTCCAAATTCATCAGCCAGCGTTGTAAGCGCCTTCAGCAGCACCGACTTCGTTTGCCGAATCGTCTCCAGAATATAGCGGTCATTCGTGTCGGCAAGCTCCTGGTGGATTTCGCCAGTGATGATGTCACCACCGAGGTTGATGACGATGCCGGGCACGCCCTTTGGCATGTGATGCCGGATCAGTTTGATCGATCGCTCGGTGAGTATTTCAACGCGCTTCTCGAAAATTTTGCTATTATATTCGTTGAGCCCGCCCACTTCACCCTTGCGTACAACTTCGCCCGCGTGCCAATCGGACCAGAGCATCATAGGAACGCCGGGGCCGCCGATCGGCGTAGACTTCATGAGCCACGCGGGCGGCTCGGCCGGAACTTCTCGGAGCTGGAAAATTCGGCGGCGGATTTCTTCGGCCGTATCATTCTGCTTATGGATCGAATTGATCTCAGCCTTCAGCCGGCGGTTCTCTTCGCGCAGTTTATCCAGCGGATCGCGGATCGGCATCTCGGCCGTAAGCCCGCGATCTTTGGCCATGGCGAGCCGCTTGTCAATGACCGACGGATGAACCCCTATCTCCCTCGCTGCTGCCCGGTTCGACCCGTGTTTCTGGATCGCCTTCAGTGCCAGAATGATCTCCGCATCCGTCGTGTGAGCTGAAGCCATCTTTCGGTCCTTCGTAGCAGAAGTTGAGGAAGTCGGTCAGAGGAAGAATCGCAACCCACTCCCGATGATTACGCCGGTGAGCCACGAGAGGAATGCTATCTCCAGCGTCAGCAGACGCCTGTGAAAGCCATCCATAAAGGTCTCCGCGTTCAACCCTCTTGCACTCTACATGGAACCCGACGAGGCTGCAAACTACGTCAGGAGAGCCTGGAGAGCCGCTATACTGCTGGCCGCGGCGAGCCTGGAAACCATGCTGGCGCAGGAACTCAGCCAGCTCTCGCTCGCCGGCGGCGCCCTTCTGGCGGCTATTGATTTGCTTGCGCTTCGGCCCCGGTTTCTTTTTCATATGAACCAATAACGTAGCGCGAGCATGAGACCGGCGTGATCGTCAGTGACATGGAATGCGAGATGATGCAAGAGCCAGATCATTGCCACCGCCCGCAGTTCATGCAGGGATTATTTAAAACTCGAGACCTGCACCACCGGCATAGCGCCATCATCATCATTTCTTGTACCTCGGCTCCTACACGGTTGCCTTTTGAGCGAGAACGGCCAGGGATTTCGCGATAGATAGCAGCATCAGGTCGCGCGCTTCTTCGCGGATATTCAATGCTTCCTTGAAGCCGTCCGCGCCCAAGGCGGCTACCTTCGCCATCATACTCTCCGCCCGCTCCAGTGGATCGAAGTCGAATACCATATGCTTGGTCATTCACTCGCTCATTTCTTGTACCTCGGCCCTATCCAGCACTCGGATGCCACTGGTATGTGCAACGCTCGAGCCCATGCTGGAGCATCCGTCAGAAAACCGTCAAGTGCAGACGCGCTCGCAATCGCTTTAGGAACTTCCGTAATCAACTCGTCGTGAACTGTCAAGACGCAAGGATGGCCCGCGCGCTCGGAATTGAACATCCCATGTACCAATAGATCGCGGGCCATAGCCTGCACGACGTTCTCCGTGAGCAGCCCGCCATAAGCATGGATCGTCAGCCACTTGCCCATTTTCCTCGCCTGATACGTGAAACCTCGCCGAACATCCGGCGCCTCTGGCGTGCTCCAGGGCATATGCTTCTCGACCGGCTGAGGATTGAAATACCAGAGCCGGCGCCCACTCGGCAGGCGCGCAGTGAGCCAGGCGTCTTCCAGCCGGTATTCTATGCCGTAGGCTTCCTGTGGCCGGCGATCCCACGCGGCCTTAACCGCAGCGTCCTCCAGCGCATACCAGAGCCGTGGAACTTCCGGCGCGAACTCCTGCCTGTACCAGTCGATAGCCGCGCGGCAGATTTCTTCCGGTTCGTCAGGAGCGAACTTGATCTTAAAACCTTTATGGCCAAGCTGAAATCCACACGCCAAGATGTTCGCCTTACCAACGGTATATTCCTTCAGATCGGCTTTCGTAATCGGCCGCTTGTAGAGCTTTGTTGCCGCGTCGAGATAAACGGCAGAGCCGGATTCGATCACTTTCTTTGCGGTATGCGGAGCACCGGCCAACGCCAACACAATCACGCATTCGATCTTCGCGAAGTCGCCTACTTCAAACAGATAGCCGTGGTCGGCCACAAGACAATGCCGAAGCCCGTTGCTAATAGCAGTAATAGGCTCACCAAAAAGGCAGCCCACAAAATCACTGTCACCGGTGAGAACCGCCGCCACGAGTTGATTAGGATCATGTCCGCCATAGATTTCTCTTCCTTCCTTATCGAACCCGACTACCTGTTTGAGTGTCGGACGAGGGAAATTTTGAGGCTGTAACAATCGCCCTGCCCATCTACCAGGGCCAGCGCCGTGATATTGAAGGAGCCCACGAGCCCGTCCGTCAGCGCAGCAACACGCGAGCATAGCGGGGAGTTTCTTGATACTCGCCGACCCCAAGACCTTTCGAATTTCGAGGGGCCTACGACATACAGCCGGCAGCTCGAATTGCTGCCCTTGATCGCTATAATCTTCCGCGTCACCCGCGAGGCTTTCTTCTTCGTCGTCATCTCCGAGCACCTTGTCAATCGTCGCCTTCTGCAAATTCGGCAGATCGGCGCCTTGGGCTTTGATCCATTCCAGAAATTTCGGCGAGCCGACTTTCTCTATGCCGGTAAGCGCCTGAAATTCGCGCAGCAACGGCTTGCTCGCATCCTGGCATATTTTCCAAGCGGCCTCAATGAACGGCAGATCGAGCTTGACGCCACGCTCATTGATCTTCTGATCGAGCAGCCAGACCTCACGTTCTGCGGCCCCTTGGCCCTTGACGCGGCGGTGCAGCTCAAGCTCCGCCCGAACGTCCTGCGCATTATAGGCGTAGACGCGGGCCAGCTTCTCTTCCGATCGATCGTAGAAACCTTTCTTATTCGGGCGGGAGAGCGCGACTGTAGCGCGCGTGCCCTCGATATCCTTCTGCATCCCGAGCCGCAGAACGGCTGCCGCTTGCTCAAGCTTCAGCGGCAGTCCCTTCATGGCGCACACCGCCATTATATCATGCCATCGCTCGTTTGGTATGTCTGGCCATCCCATCGGAATCATCAAGTTGCGCCAGATGGCTTTCTCGAACTGGACGTTGTGGGCTATGAAGATGCAGGTGGGCTCGGCAACCGCCGCTCGCATCATATGGTCTCTGCTACAAGCTAAATCCTGCGCAAAGAGAACATGAGGTTCACCGCCGTCAATCGTATATCCAAGACAGAGGATTTCGGTAGTCGGGTCTTCGGCATAGCGCCACGCGCCAGCTTTCTTCAGATCACACGCTGACGCCGTTTCGAAATCGATCAGACAGAAGCGCATCGTTCTGCTACACAGATTGTATCATTGTGCGCGCCGCCATGATTTACTAGCAGGATTTCCTCAAGAATTGCGCCGTGTTTCTTTCCCATGCCAGTGCTATTCCATCCGAAAGAAAGGACGATTCCACCGCGCGGCATCACCGCCGGAATAACATCTCGCACCCGGCGATAAAGAGCGGCATTTTGAGTCGCAGCCATACCATCGTCTCGGCCGACTCTCTTATAACACTCGCTAATCTGTCGCGGTGAATACGGAGGATCGAACAAAACCAGGTCAGCGCAAATACCTTCACGCGCCAAAAGAATTAGAAATTGTTCTGCGTCCAAGTGATGTTGCGCTGATGTATCTGGATTAAGATCATTTGTATACGTAGCCCATGCGTTGTTCCGCGCAAATGGGTCTACGGATACTAATGATTGCTCCAGATACCGACGTACAAAAGCACCTATGGGCGGCACAGAGAATGTATCCGCACTTGGCATCGCAAAGATACGAGAAAATTTCATCAATCCTGCTGCGCTTGATCTGTCAGATGGGCTTCGGCGACGCACGTCGAGCAAATGGCCGTCGTCTGGCCGATCGCCCAATCCCGATCTCGAAAATAATCTACCGGCTTGGCGACGCTATTGCTCTGAATTTCCTCGGCGCCGCACCGATCGCAGACGGCTACTGCTCGATACATAATCATGCGTCATCTCCAGAAAGTTCCCCGGTGGCCGGGGAGGGGCAGTCCAGCCACCGGGGCAACGATCGCCCGCTACCAGGTCGAACGGGCAACCGTCGATCTCAGAATGGGATTTCGTCGGCGTCAGAAGTCGGGTCTTCCGCCGAGACTCCGCCCATATATCCCTTGAACGTATCGGCGATCGAGCCGCCGCCGATCTTCGGGCCATCCTTGCGCCATAGGAGAGATTGCAGATAGCACTTGACGCCGCTGTGTTCGCCTATACCGCCGTCCTTGCCGCCCTTGTATGCCTTCAGCCAGAGGCTTGGAACTACAAAACAGCCGCCGTAAAACTTCTCTTTGCCGATGATCCGACGCTGCTCGCCTTGAAGCTCCACGATCTTGCCACCTTGGATTACGCCGAGAGCCGGCGGTTTCTCCTGCCCGCTGCGGGCGCGGAGCACCACCATGCCTTTGAAGAACGATCCGTCCTTGCCGTTCTTCTCGGCCTCGGCGGCGGCCTCGTCTCCATTCTGAAGCGGGAACTTCAGTTCGCTCAGAGAGCGGCCGGGAAATGCCGCCTTGGCCACTGCGGCCAAGACTTTCTTCAGCTCGGCAAGATCGGGGCTATCGGGCGGCAGAAGAAGCGTCGCGGAGAATACCGGATCGCCTTTGCCCTGCCCGCGCTTGCCCACTTTCTCAGGCGCCACCACCGTCAGAAACGGCGCGCGGACTTCTTTCGTGAACACATAGCTTTCGCCAGTTGAACTATCAGCCATTGCTTTCTCCATTGGTTACGTGAGCGAAGGTCTCAGCCATTAGTTTTGGCTTAACGGCCTGTCGTCGATCACTTTCTAGCACGAACGAATAGCCGTTGTCAGGGGTGTACGCCCATTCCTTGACGAGTTTCTTAGCGTCCGGCGAGACTTTTTCCATCTCGGCCGGCGTCTTCAGCTCGGGCAACGTCATAGCTTCGCCACCGAACTTGTTCTTGAATTGCTCGGCCGCTCCGTCACGCCAGACGCGCTTGGCGATCTTCTGAACCAGCTTGCCGCCGGACGCGACTTCACCCTGCATGGCGCGGCGCAGACACTCGTCTTCGACCGCTTTCATATAGAACCGGACGGCCTCGAATGCCTTATACTCGAGCCCCAGCCGTTGCAGGGACAGATTGGGGATAGCCGCAGGGTCGGCCTTGGCAGCAGCGCCAAAGACGCTGGAGAGCATCGGGCACCCGAGCTTGGCCGGGCAGAAGCGGCACCAGGGACCGGGATCAAACGTCGTATCGATCTCAGCCGCAGCCATGCCGGGCAGCAACTCATTCTCCGCCCAATGGATCAGCTCTCCGGCAGTAGTCTCCCAGGTTCGGATCGGCCCCTCGCTATGGTACGCGCGAGGCTGCACGATGGACAGCCGCACGAGGCGATCACTGCGAACGGCAACTCCACGCTGCGTCCGGTTGTAAAGTATTCCAAAGGCATAGTATTTGAGCTGGGGATTGTCGTCCGGCTCAACGACGATGCCTTCGCCGTGCTTGTAGTCAACAACATCGAGAACCTCCGGTCCATAGGCTGCGAAGTCTACTGTCCCGTAGAACAGCGGGTGAGGGCGCGTGGCAGGATCGCCGCCGATCGCTTCTTCAATGAGAAAGCTCGAGCCCTCCATAAGCGGGCGCACGTAGTCGAGATACGTCTGGACGGCACTGGCCATTGCGGCATCGCACTCGTGCGCGCCGAACATCTGGCCGACGATCTCCCAGCTATCGATGCCTTCCTTGAGACAGCGGGCGGCGGCCTCATGCGCGGCGGTGCCGAGCAACCGATATTCAGGCTCATCTGTCTCCGGCAGCGAGAGCTGCTTCAACAGCGTAATGCTGCCGGGACAGTTGAGCCAGCGTTCAGCGCTCGAGCCGCCGAGAGGACTGTGGATTGGTTCTGTCATTTCGGCGCCTCCAGCGCCTTGATCTTCGCCAGAAATTCATGGCGCTTCTCCTGCGGTATGTTCGTCGCGTTGACGGACTTCCCTTCGGGCACGAACTCTTTTATGACCGAACGCAGCAGCGCGCCGTTCTTCAGCACCGCATTCTTCTTCTGAAGCGCATCGTTCAGCTCTACGTCGCTGACAGGCTCTTGCGGCGCCAACATGTCGCCGAGATCATCGCCCTCGTCCACGATGGACGCGGCATCGGCGGTAGGTTTCTCAAGCTCTTTCGGAGCCTCGGCGATGCCGGCGGCTTCTGCGAGCTTATCTTTGTCGGTCTTTGGACGTTCGACCGTAGCCGCATGTTCAACTTGCGTCCTCGCGCCTTCCGGCTCTTTCCGGGGCCGGCCGCGCGCCAATTTGTCAGGTGCCTTGGCCTCGGTTGCCGCGAGCATGTCGTAGGTCTTCGCCATCGCGACCTTCGACACGTAATCGATCGCGGCGTCAGCATCGGCGCCTTCTTCGACTTCGAACTTCAGCTCAACATGAGCCTTGCGCGCCGGCGCATATTCTTCTGTCTTTTTGATCCCATCCTCAAAGGCAATCATTCCGCCGATGATTTTCATGTTTTCTCTCCGGATTTCATCGCCTCGCGGCGCTTTGCAATTTCAGCTTCAAGGTTCATCACATCGCTCCAGCAAATTTCGGCCATTTCGTCCGCGTCATTCGCCAAACGAAGCGCCTCTTCCAATTCTTCTTCAAGAAACTCGATGCTATCGGGATCAAGTGATGGTCTTCTTTTCATGTTTTTTCTCCGTAAGTTTGATCCAACGCCTTGTGGGTATTCTGCCGCTTCTCCAGCGCACGCACTAATATCCGCTCGAGCAAAGAGCCTGGGGCCACGAACAGATCAGCAAGTACAGTACGAATCTGGCCGCCGCGGTCGAGACGATCCACGAATTGTTCATTATTTCCGGGGACAGGATCAGGCTCGCCCAAAAGCAGATGGCTGCAAACAGACTGAAGCCCGTCAGTACCAGTGCCAAGCGAGAGAACATTGCCCACCAGAACCCTTGCGGCCGGGTCGCTGCAAAACCGCTCGACCTTGGCCTGCTTCTGCGTCGCCGACGTACTGCCGTCAATCCGCAGAACGCCATATTCCTGCAACGCCCGGCAGTAAATGTCAAGCACGTCGATATGCCATGCGCCAACCAATAGTTTCTCGTCACCGCCCTCGAGACACATTTTCGCGTAGTCGCAAACCTGCGGAGCGATGGCCAAGCCGATGTTGTGGCGGGCGATCGACCAGTTTCCGAGCACTTCGAAGTCGCCGCTCTCGAGCGCGTCAATGTCGATATCCAGCAAGCTCTCGGCCTCGAGCGCCATCTTCACGGGCTTAGTTTCTTCGACGCGCACTACGTCATATACCGGCAACTTGAGCTGGGGCATCACGTCTCGCTTCAGGTGGCGCACCATGAAATTCGCTCTCAGCCGGTTTTGGAGTTCCCCGACTCGACCCACTTCTTCGCGCGTGAAGGTGTACTCGCTGCCGTCAGCGCGGGTGCGGGTGATCCTGGCGCTGGGGTTGAACCGCTCGCGGAAATGGTCTTCGGAGAGCCAGTCGATGCTGTCGAAGCAGAGTCCTCGGGCGAGCGTATATGCCTCTCTAGGGCGGTTAGGAAGCGGCGTGCCTGTAAGAGCGAGGACCGAGCCGCTTCTATGTGCAAGTCCTTCGAAGAGAAGCTGTTCAGGGCCTCCACGAGTTCTTCGTCGGTATTGTCCAGTGTGATCTCCAAAGATCGCACGAGTTCGTTGCGCATCGTAATCCTTCAGATAATGTGCTTCATCCAAGACCAGCAAATCGTAAGTGTTCTCGGCTAGAGCACGTCCGATTGCTTCCGTTCTGGCCAGATCATAAGAGACGACAGTCCACGGCGCGTAAGGATTGATACCGTTACGCCCCTTGAGAACGGAATGAACGTTGAACGGCCAATCCATTGTTGACCACTCTCGTATTCGATTGCACCATTGCAGCCGAATAGATGCAGGACAAATGACCAGCACGCGTTTGGCAGCGATCTCGTTCGCGTAACAGATAGCAATAGGTGTTTTCCCCAGCCCAGGTTGATCTGCGACCAGAGTGTTCCGCCGTCGGAGAGCATATGACACCGACCCACGCTGAAAAGGCCAAAGCTCTTTATCCATCGGACATTTGATATGAGCGGCACTGTCGTCACTCCATGATAAGGCGATCTCGTTTTGGATCGCCGCGAGTTGAGCCTTTGCACGTTCCGTGCCGTGATCGAAGAAGCTGGCCGCTGCATACGGCTCGCGAGTCATGAGCACCGCTTGGCGCTCCGTGCTCGCCGGCAGAGACAGATCGAGCCCATGCTCGCGGATAAGTTCCTGTATATCGGCGCTTCCGCGCTCGACCATCAAGAAAAATATCTGCTTCTTCGGATTGAAGTCCAGCCGCACGAGAAACCATTAGAACGATTTAGGGTCGAGAGGATGCACAGAACATACCGCGTTGGCAAGAGCCTTGAACCATTTTCCGTGATGCGCCTGATCGCTCGGGCACGCTTCGCCGTGCGCAAGGTGACACATTTCGTGCATCATAGTGGCGACGACACCGTGCAGCGAGCCGCACCACGCATCGTTCATGCGAATCGTCCAGCGCCCAGTCGCATCCTTGAAACTATCAGCGGTATGCGCGCGAAATCGTTTGATCTCGAACCGTACTTCATGCACGTCGGGAAGCGGCCACGAACAGAATGGTTCTGTCTCTGCAACCAGCGCATATGCTGCCTCAAGTATCTCCACAGTGATCTTGATGCCGGTGGCCATCGGTATCGGGCTTGACAGATTGCGGACGCCAAGCATAACTTCAGCCGCCGCCCAAGAGCAAGTCATGGTTCCAGAAACTTTGGCAGAAGCTGCGCTCTATTGGGCCAGCCGGGGATTTTTCGTACTGCCGCTGAGACCGAAGAGCAAGAAACCGCTCGCAGGCTCGCACGGCGCGCATGATGCTTCCAACGACATAGAAGTTATAAAAAAGTGGTGGGCCGATCACCCGGACGCCAATATAGGCGTAGCCCCGGATCGCGCCGGCCACATGATCTTGGACATCGATCCGCCCGCGGGCGAGAACTCAATCTTCGATCTCGAGCTGGCGCATGGCTTCCTGCCCGATACACTCACGATCAGAACGCCCCGTGGGGGCCGCCAGGTCTATCTACAGGGCAAGGGAGGCGTCAGCGTCAGCAAGCTAGGGCCAAATCTGGACACCCGCGGCTATGGTTCCTACGGGCTCCTGCCGCCTTCCTACGTGGTCGATACGGAAAAGGGTATAAACGGCGGGTATGCGGTAGAACGTATAGCCGAGATCGCGCCCGATCCGTGGATCGCCCGCGAGCTGCGGCAGCAGCGCATAAAGAACACCGGCGAGAATGTAGAACTCAATCTGCCGGTCAATGTCGATCGGGCGCGGGAGTTCCTGCACCAACAGGCCGAGCAAGACAACGTCGCAATTCAAGGCGCGGGCGGCGATCACTTCACGTTCCGCATGGCTTGCACCGTGCTCGATATGGGCGTGTCGGAAGCCAAGGCGTTGGAGCTTATGAGTAGCGAGTGGAATGCCGCTTGTGATCCGCCATGGGAGCCCGAAGACCTCAAGCGCAAGATCGAAAACGCCGCACTTTACAAACAGAACAGTGAAACGGCATGGGCAGTCAAGCCGCTACAAGACACGTTTGCACACATAGCCGCCGGACTGAGCGACGAAGAACGCATCAGAAAGCCTAGTCGCTTTCGAGTGTACAGCGAGCTGGAGCGCGCGGAATTCCGCGAGCCCGAATGGATTATACCGGACTTCATAGCCGAGCGGTCCTTGGTGCAATTCACGGGGAAGGAAAAATCCTTCAAGTCGTTCCTCGCCTTGGACGTAGCCCTTGGCCTCGCAAGCGGCACCGAGACCTTTGGTTACGCGCCGCAACCAAGGCCAGTGGTCTACGTCGCGGGTGAGAATGCTCATTCCACGATGCTCAAGCACATACCAGCGTGGCGGTTGAGCCGGCTTCTGGAAAAAGAAATACCGTTCTACATCGTGAAGGCTATACCACGCGCTCAAGTCGGAGAAGAAACGGCAGAATTGCTGGAACAGATCAAGCTCAAGTCCATTCAGCCGGCGCTCGTCATTCTCGATACCGCCACTCGCGCCTTGCGGGGGCTGGACGAAAACAGCGCAAAAGACATGGGGCTGTTCTCCGCAATGTGCGAGCATATCCAGAACGAGCTGAATTGTACGGTGCTCACCATAAGGCACATGGGCAAGGATAATTCGCGCGGCGGGCGGGGCAGCAATGTCATAGATGGCGACTTTGATACGATCATCGATATTGAGCGACATGAAAAGACCCTCTTGGTTCAAGCTAAAGTTCGTGAACAGCGCAACGCGCAAGAACGCGAAGAGCCGTATTGTTTCGAGGGTTCATTAGTCGGTCCCTCGCTCGTTTTCAACCCGCTATCTTCCAGCGCGTACCGCAAAGCTACCGCACCAAAAGACTCCTTGACGAACAGTGAAGTCGGTGCCGTTCTTGTCCGCCTTGGCCAGCCTGTCACGCGCTATGTGCTGGCGCAAGAGCTTACCGGCCATGTCCAAGGCGAGACGCAAGAGACCTGGGAAAAGGCTGTCAGGCGAACCGAACGCGAGCTGAAAGCCCGCGCCCGATCTCAGCTCGCCTGTTATTGCGACGACGCCGGCCAGATTTGGTCTATACCGACGGCATAGGCCGACCGCAGTTAAAGCAAATTTCAGGCCGACGCCATGTCCAGCGTTGGATCATACGCCCGCCATGGCCACGTTCAGCCGGTCCCCTGGTTGCCCATGCACTCATTTCGTGAGTGGCAAGATTTTGGAGTGTCCGGAACAGCGCGCCGACCATTGGCTTGGTGCGCCTCTCCGGCGGAATTCCAATCAGTACATAGTCGGCCACGGCCGTCGTGCTAAACACTTGATTAGCAGGAAGCCGCTCTTCGATGGCTGCGCGCACGATAGCATTGCGCGTGACCCATTGGACACCCGGCGCCAATGCGGCCAGAACGTCAGATGTTTCGATCTCAGCCATAGATGGCTCGCTTTGCTATAAAAACCAAATCTATTTCAGCCGCTTCAGCCGCTTCAGCCGCTTCAGCCGCCCTAGCCGCTCTAGCCACCGTTCCAGCCCTAGCCGCCGACGCAGCCGCCTCAGCCGACGCAGCCGCCCAAGCCGCCTCAGCCGACGCAGCCGCCCAAGCCGCCCAAGCCGCCTCAG